CTAGCGAGGGTATATACGGTGGTGAAGGCGGAGCAAGTGGTGGACAAGATGGACAAGCTGTTAATAATGCTGAAGGTGGAAACGGTGGTGGTCCTACTGCCAGTCGTGGTGAAGGTGGTGACGGTTCAGGACAACAAGCTGGCGGCGGTGGCGGAGGTGCCTACGGCAGTGGCGGTGGCGGTTCAGGTCACTGGAATGATTACGCTGCTGGAGGCGGCGGTGGTGGACTTATTTATATAACTCATGGTGAAACTGTAACAGGTAGTTATTAATTGGAAATACCATCTATAAAATCTAAGCTACCAACATCAGATGCTCTAGAATTTAAAGATATGATTCTAGAACCCCCTACTGCTAGTATGCCAGTGTTCCCTCCTATTGTAATACCTCCGGGTAATATAAAAGCTCCAGCTGGAGTAAAGTTAGAGGAAGCACCAGCGGAAAAAGAAGAAACAGCAACTACTGAACAATCAACTCTTAGAGTACCTGTTGTTAAGATAGATCTACCTTTGCCGAGTGCACAAGTCGTAGCTACTGCTACTTATGCAGCTGTTGCAGCTGTAGCCACTACCACCTTAGCTACTCCTTTATTTGACAAACTTAAAAAACAAATCCAAAAGTTCCTACAGAAAAAAGTAGATAAATGGAAGGAAAACCGCCAGAAGAAAAAGAAAAGGGACTCCTCGGTAAGCTGAAGGATGCAGCAGAGGATCAAGAACATCAGATACAAATCTTAGGTACATTCGTTAGGCTTGGCGTTGTCGTCTGGTCTGGATTCATCATTACGATGAACTATGTAGAAATACCTATGGTTAAGAAATCAGGTAATTCTGATATCACGTTCGTTGCTAGTGTATTTACTGGAGCATTAGCGACCTTTGGCCTTACTACAGGCAACAATAAAAAACAAGGTCCAGTAAACTGTCCTATGTCTAAGAAAAAAGAAGGATGAAGAAATGGCTTTTACTCTTCTTACTGGCATCACCCACGGTAGCGAGAGCAGAAATTGTAACCCCAAACTTTACGCAGGGGTCGATGAACAGTACAACAACAACCACTCAAGAAATAACAGAAGAAATCACCACTACAACCTATGGAGCAGCGTTAAACAAATGGTCTGGGGACAATATAACCCATACATCAGCAACCTCTGGAGGTATAGTAGACAGCGATTCAATCTTCAATATGACAACAGCTGGTTCAGACTTCTCACTAGAGGTGGTAACAAGAGCAGCAAGTCAAGTAATAGAGTTAACAGAGATAGATCGAACTATCGAAACGGACTCTACTACTGTTTCCTTATCAGTCTTCTCACAATAGCTCCTGTTAAAGCTGAAGACGAAACTAATAATGTGTCAAATCCTGTTGCTGCTGCAACGGGCAATGTCACCAATCAAGCGGTTCAATTCCAGAACAATGGTGCTCCTTCAAGGCAGCACTACGGTTCTGGGGTGAGCTGTAATGGTTCTACGATGACGTTCAGTCCGTTCTATATGGGTAATCATACTAAACCCTTTGATGAGAATATGAACCAGAGAACCTACACAATAGCAGAAAACTGGGGAGGACAGATAAATTTCATGTTCCCTTTAGACCGTAGAGGTTTAGCACAATGCAGAAAGATAGCAAAACGACAAGAAGAAAAAATGAGGCTTGATTATGAGCTAACTCGTATGCTTAGATGTGCTGAATTACAACGTAAAGGGTTTATGTTAGCTGAAGGTACACGTGTTTATCACATGTGTAACGATGTTGTCCCTATAGTTAAGTATGAAAAAGAAAAGAAAGCTGCAGTTAAGCAGTATTTAAAAAAAAAATGTACTCCAGTCAAGAGATTTACACCTCCTTGGAAAGCTAAAGAGTACAATTGCCCAACACAACCCACTAAAGTAAATGATTCTACTAATTAAACCACTCCTTATCAAGTTTGCTACATCAACATCAGTCAAAAGATTGCTAATTGATGTATTGAAAAAGCTTGTTTCCACTACTGACAATACCTTAGACGATAAGGCTGTAGAAATTATAGAGAAACAACTATTTCCCGGTACATAATGGCTAGAAAAGCTACGGAAGATCAGTTTAACGAGTTACATAACCTCGTTACGACTGAATTCCTTAAAAGAGTTAAGAGTGGAGAAGCTACCGCCCACGAATTGAAAGCAGCCTGTGATTGGCTAGTTAAGAATGACATCAGTGGTATTGCCTATGAAGGCACTGCACTGGATAAATTGGCAGCTGTAATGCCCAAAATCGACCCAGACCTTGTACAACGGAGATTATATGGCAAGCGAGAGCACGAAGTACTATAGAAAGAACAAAGATGCTTTAAAAGTAAAGTATGCTTATTCTAAAAAGTATAATGCTAAACCATCTGAAAAAAAACGTAGAGCTAAACTGAATGCCGAAAACAGAAAGCGAAAAACCTATGGTAATGGCGATAACTTGGATGTCTCGCATAAACAAGGCGGGGGCACAACCCTCGAAGCCCAATCCAAAAACAGAGCCAGAAACAGAGGTAAAAAAGCCTAGTGACACCCCTACTACCAACCCCTAAACATTACTTATACAATCTAATAACCATGACAAGTCCTGACGCTAAAAAGCTCTGGAGAAGAGCTGTTAAAGAGCACTTCAATTGTACATGTGTTTATTGTGGAAACCATTATGAAATCAATCAACTTACACTCGATCATGTTAAAGCTAAATGCAACGGTGGAGAAACAATTACAAAGAATATGGTACCAGCTTGTAGGAGATGTAATCAGGATAAAGGTAGTAGACACTGGAGGGACTGGATGAGAGATACGTTTGGATACAAACCGTATAGGGAGGAACTTATTTTAACACACATTAACTAATTATGGGTAAACCTAAAAAATATATAGGTGAAACTTGGTCTAATCCATTTGATCACGGTGGAAAAGACTATAGATGGGATCACAAAAAAAAAGAATATGTAGTAAGTCATGGTGAATCTCCTGTTGCATCCATCACACGTGCTTTAAAAGAAAAATTCCCCGATCCTTTAAAACATTTAGATGATGCTAGAGATGAAAGAGATAATAAATGGGCAGAAGGTTTAGAAGGTATAGGTAATGCACTTAGTA